AAAATATCGGAGGATGTTGGTGATGGAACAAAATACAATCGAAAAAGAGTTAATTGAAGTTGAAAGTAATCTACAAGGAATCTTTAATGCGGCTCATAATGGGGATGCTGAGTCTTATGAAATTCTTTTGAAAATAAAAGAGGCGATCGGTAGCATTTAACGCTATCAATCGCCTGATATTTTAACTAGTTGTTTTATCATTTCAATAAGTTCTTTTTGTTTATCAGGATTCTTAGATCGAATATCTATCATTACTTGTTCTAAGTCATCCTTAGCTGTTAATTCAGGATTCTTCTCATCGGATTCACCTAATACATAAGAAACGGATACATTTGCGAGTTTAGCTATATCTAAAGAAGTTTTTCTCGATGGACATTTATCTATTTCTTCGTTCTCCCACATAGATACAGCAGATTTACTTTTTAGTCCTAGTGCGTTAATGAATTCAGATTGGCTCATTTTGAGTATTTCCGTTCTGATTTCTTTAACCCTTTTACTAATCAATTGATGATTCATCAGTTTTCTCTCCTTTATAGAAGTCCCGTCTACTATTATCTTTTACTTTTTTTCATTAACTATAGTCAATATATATAAAATTTAACAGGAAAGTTCACTCAAAGACAACCTTTTTAAGTTTATAGAAAAAAATAAATTTTACTGTTCACAAAAAGTGAACGTTGTGTTATTATCAAATTAACGAAAAGAACAAAGGTGATAAACATGAAACTAAATATCGAAAAGGCCAAATCGTTACGCAAGAAACGTGGTTATAGTCAGGCTTATGTAGGTGATTATCTTGGTTACTCAACAAAATCCGCTTATTCACAACTTGAATCTGGCAAGAGACAGCCAAGTATATACAGATTGGGTTTGTTGTCTAAATTGTATGATGTTACAGTTGATGAATTAGTAGAAAGTTAACGAAAAGTTAACTATTATTTTTAACTAATCGTTCACTTTTTGTGAACTAAGAGGAGGAAAGAAAATGAAGCAGTTACAGGTTTTCAATCATCAAGAATTTGGAGCGTTAGAGGTTATACACCTTAACCGTAAGGAAATGTTTAATCTTGAAAATGTAGCGTGGTCACTTGGATATACGAAAGTGGCAAAAGGGAAAACTTATCTTCGAAAAGATCGTATCGAGAAAGTCATCCAAAAAGCTGATATATCAGTAATTGTCCACGATGGACAACCATACATTACCGAAGATGGATTGTATGAGCTGATTTTCGAATCAGAAACTCAGAAAGCAAAAGAATTTCGAAAATGGGTTACAAGCGAAGTACTTCCTTCTATTAGAAAACACGGAGCATACATGACAGATCAAGTCCTGGAACAAGCAGTAACAAATCCAGACTTCGTAATTGGTCTTCTCACTAAATTAAAAGAAGAAAAAGAAAGGCTTGCAGCAGCACAACAACAAATTGTTCAGCAACAACCATTAGTAGTCTTCGCTGAAGCGTGTATGCAGTCAGAGCAAACACTGAAAGTAAGTGAAGTTGCAAAGTTAGCAACAAAACAAGGAGTAAAAATTGGCCAACGCCAGTTATTCGCAAAGCTTCGAGAATGGGAGTTAATGTTCAAAAGATCCACTGAACCAACTCAGCTAGCAGTTGAAAAAGGATACTTTGAAATCGCACAAGGTGTTAAACAGAAACGGAATGGTGAAGCATTCACATGGACAACAACATACGTAACACCAAAAGGACAAGCCTACATCATAGACCGACTAAAGAAAGAGCAAGAGCAGGAGGCGGTTTAAATGACGGAAGAAAGCACATTATCACATCTAATGATTCTGGTTCTATTCATTTTACTTGCCGGATTCATTCGTTTAATGGATTGGATAGATAGACGGTATATAAGGGATGAAAATTGATGGATAAACAGCAGAAGGATAAGGAAGACAAAGTAAACATCATCAAAATGATACGTGATTTACGAACTAGAGGGATACATAACAGCGCAGATAAGGTTGAGGAAACATACAAGAGGTATATCACTCTAGCTAAATGATAAAAGCCCTGCAAGGGGATGCAGAGCAAGACTAAGGGTATTGAAGAATTGTCGATTCTAAAAGTAAAGGACTTCTTGGAATATAATAAGTTTAACACGTAGTTCATTAAATTTTTATATAAAGATTTTACAGATTTATGAACACAATAAAATTTGATAAAAGGAGTGATTCATGTGGAAGAAAACAAGAATCAAGCCCCTGCGGTAACAGAGGCTGAATCAATGGTATTCGCAAAAGGAAAATCAATATTTAGATTTGAATTCGAGAAAATTTTAAACTCATCTGAAGTTATAAAACTAACAGATACTAAAGACATCAATTCTCTAGCGAGACCAATTAAGCAGAATAACGTTGCCATGGAATGCGAGTAGGATCAATATTTGCTAAAAAATTAACAATATCAGTTCTACCATGATAAGTTGGAATGCCGCTAGAATCTTGAGCCATTAAAATTACTGGAGTTCCTAATGGGAAGAAGCGAGCGAAGTCTCTTCGGACCTCTTCTCGGTTAGAGCTATTCAAAACAGAACGCTTAACAACTACTATAGCAAACGTTACTCCTCGTTCTTTAACAAGAGCACCATCGAATCTCATAAAAACACCTCCTTCCGTCTAACAAATTCGACAAAAAGGAGGAATATCCTACAAGGATAAGACGTACGTTTATTCGTCTAAACATTCAGTGATTTTATGATATTCCCCATCTAGTAAAAGGATTCTGGGCTTTTTTGATGCATGAAAGCATCAAAAAAGCCCGGACAGAAGCACAGGCCAGTTGTTACACATATCGGTAACTAAATTTTAACAAACTTTCAGAAAGTTAGCTATTGAAAAATAAAAAACGCTCGATAGCAACGAGCGTTGTAGAGAAAACATTCCCTAAAATTAGCTACCTATATTATACCATAAGTTTTCTCTCAGTAAATAAGGAGGAATTCAAAAAATGATTGAAAATCCAATTACTTACGGAAACCATCACGATTCATCAGCAAGAGACTTCATGGATTATTGCCAAGGGTGTGGTGGAGAAATCTTCTACGGAGAAGGGTACCTTGATTTTAGTGGTGATCCAATCCATACCGAATCCGAATGCATCAAACAGTATGTTGAAGAACATTCAATGAAGAAAGTAGCGGGTGAATAAGGTGGTCCTACAAAACAAAATTGAAGCTGAAATTCAAATTATGAAGAGTCTAGTTGAACGATACAAGCAAAGCAAAGAGCCTGACGCTGCATCAATGGTTGTAGCTTACGAATATGGATTACAAGCACTTATGGAAGTGTATGAAGCTAGTAAACAAACGGAAATAGCACCATTTTAAAAGAAGGGGAGATTCATATGACAACTGAAAATTACTTTTCTAAATTAGCTCAAATAGATTGTAAGGAACACGTTGAAAAGAAAGGACGATTTAACTACTTATCATGGGCGTGGGCGGTTAAAAAGCTTCGTGAAGTAGATCCAACAGCAACATGGGAAGTAAAACGATTTGATGGAGCGCCGTATCTCAAAACAGATTGTGGTTACTTTGTAGAGGTTGAAGTAAATGTACAAGGGATACCACTAAGTCAGATTCACCCGATACTTAACAATCAGAATAAGCCGATTGCAGAGCCTAGCAGCTTTGACATTAACACAAGTATCCAACGTTGCTTAGTAAAAGCAATTGCACTTCACGGATTAGGATTATACATCTATGCAGGTGAAGATTTACCAGAAATCCAAGAGGAAATGATTACTGCTCAACAAGTCGGTGCAATCAAATTAAACATAAAAAAATTAGCTACTCTTCGAAAAGTGGATGAAAACACGATTAAAGGACACTTAAGTATTAAAGAAGTTGGCGAATTGACATTAAAACAAGCCGAAGAAGTACTTAAGAAATCAACAAAGTGGGTTAAACAGGCTGAAAAAGTAACTTCTGAAATCGAAGAACAAGAACAAGAACAAGCAGAAAAAATAGAACAAACAAACTAAGGAGATGCTAAGCCTATGTTAGACAAAAATCAATCTAAAGTCGTCCTTCCGAAGTGGGTGTGGAAGGGCGCACGGAATAACAAGGAAGCAAGGGAAAAGGCAATAGAGTACATTACTCTCGAGCGCTATCCAGGATACAAAGTAATTAAGGTTCAAGGCGACATAGCGGTATGCGAAAGGGAGAATGCGTGATGTTTAAGATACCTGTCAGACGTGGATCAATGAAAGAAATGCTAATAGCAGTCCGTGATTTAGAAAAACGGGGTTATGACTATGTAACGCCAATTAAACGAATATATAGGGCAGAAAGAACTTTTTATCATGAAGGTAAGTTCAGAGGGAGAGAAAAGGTTCGATTTACTGGCATGGAAGACAATGTGAGTTATGAATGTTGGATGAAGAAGGTGAACTAAATGAGCAAATTACTTATACATGAAGAACCATTAATCGTGTTACCAGGATTAGCAAAAATGATTGGATTAAACGAAGCGATATTTTTACAACAAGTTCATTATTGGATAAATAAATCAAAGAATTTCAATGACGGTTATTACTGGGTATATAACAGCTACGATGAATGGCTTAAGCAATTCCCTTTTTGGTCTTCTGCTACATTGCGAAGGATAATAAATAAACTTGAGAAGCAAGGCTTACTTATAAAAGGGAATTACAACAAGTTAAAAATAGATCAAACAAAATGGTATCGAATTGATTATGACTTGTTGGAACGTATGAGCAGACCATCTGCTCAAAATGAGCAAATGGGTTGCTCAAAACGAGCAGATGGATTGCTCAAGATGAGCAGGCCATTACCAGAGACTACTACAGAGAATACAACAAAGAAAGTAAGTAGTAGTAATATCTTCGCATTCTATGAAAATAACTTCGGGATTCTAAATCCATTCGTAGCTGACAGTATTACACAATGGGCTAACGATACAAGTGAGGAACTTGTTATAGCAGCTATGGAACGTGCATTAAAGCAACAGAAGAAATGGAATTATGCTGAAGGCATCTTAAAACAGTGGGCTAACCAAAACATTAAGACTTTAAGTGATGTGGAAGTTTTAGAAGCTGAATACCAACGAAATAAAGGAGCGAAGAACAATGCAGAGAGCAGCGGCAGCAATGCCAACCGATATAGCCAAAAAGGTAAATATGACTATGGATTCTGATGTGTGTGATACACATGGCATGAATAAGATGAAGTTCGTTGGACAAGTTGTTTGCCCTCGATGCTTCCTTGAAAATGATAGTAAGAAGCTTCAGCAACAGGAGCAAGCGAAATACGAAGCGGATAAAGCGAATGAGAAGAAGTTCATGTTCCATCAACAAAGCATGATAGCCGATAGCAACATTAAGAAAGCTAACTTTGAAAACTACCAACCTACTAGCGAGGAAGGAGCGAAGAACCTTGGACTGGCAAAGGTAATTGCTACGGATTATCTCAATGAAAAAGTGTTTAACACGATTATGGCAGGAAATTGCGGGGCAGGGAAAACACATCTTGCTTACGCTATAGCAGATCAACTTGCAGGAGCAGGGAAGTCAGTTGTCTTCGTTACAGTCGGTGAATTGCTAAGAAAGATTAAAAGTACGTTTAATAAAGACTCCACATTAACTGAAGATGCAATCATTCGAAGTTTAGTAAAAGCAGAAGTATTAATAGTCGATGATTTAGGAGCAGAGTTAGGCGCGTTAGATGCCAATACAAAAGCAACAAACTTCATTAATAGAGTGCTATTCGATGTTTTCGATGGTAGGCAAGGTAAATCTACTATCTTCACGACAAACCTCACAGGAAAGCGTTTAGATGAGGCATATGACGAGCGAATCGTATCACGAATTCTTAATAATTTTAGAACAATAAAATTCGAAGAAACAAAGGATTACAGAAGAAAGGCATTGCCATTTTAAAGGGGGAATAACCGATGTGTGTATGTGAAGAAACGGGAGTAATTCAGAACGATATGGGAAATGGCTGCTATCAATTTGCACCGTGTATTTGCGAAGCAGGGAAGCGCAGTCCTGAAGAAGTGGATAGAAGACGTCATGCCGTTATGGCGGAGTTAAGAGAAATTCATCAATTACAACTGGAGGGGAAATGGGATGCCACGACTTGGAACGGATTTGGAAAAGGAGAATTACACAATGGCGTTGCAGCAGGGGAAGTACATGAAGAAATCGCGTCGTAATTTATATATCGCTTTGGAAGAGTTGGACTTAGTGTTTGATGAAAGCGAAGTGATTCGATTAAGAGAAATGTGGAACGAAGACAAAGGTATTCTTGAAATTGCAAAAGAGTTAGGGAGACATCAATTAGAAATCGCCGCACTAATCATGGACCAGGCAGACAAAAACATTATTAAATCCCGTCCGATGGGGTTAGGGGCATGAAACAGTTAACTCTGGAGGATGTAGTCGGAAGTTTTGATTATACGGCGACAAGCACGGCTGAGGGATTCCTTGCGAATCCTATCGTTATAACGCCGACATACGAAGTTCATTTCTACGATCAGGACGAAAGGCAAAAGATAGATTGGTTCGATGTTAAGAGTGAGAGCGAAGCATGGAGCGCGGCAGTGAAAGAGCATGGTAAGGGTATTCAGAAGATTGAAATAAAGCGTTCTGAACGAACGAGAAAAGAAATAATGGCATTGGATTAGGAGGAATAAGCGTGAAATACAAACCTGTACCAACGTGGGAAGACTATGAAATAGCCAAAAGGAACGGAATTAGTAAAAACAATGTAGATGTTCGTGTTAACTCTCTTGATTGGGATATAAAAAGAGCGATAACACAACCATTAGGTAAATTTGACAAATATTATGTGGAGTTAGCCAAAAAGAATGGAATTGCATACCACACATATCTTAAAAGACTTTCGCTTGGATGGAGTGAAATAAAAGCAGCTACAAAACCACCGCGTAAGTATAAGAAGAAGCAAATGAGCTAGGGTCAAAAAACTAAGAAAAACATTAGTTAAAAGGAGTAGATGAAAATGAAAACAATGGAAAACGGTGTATTTGGAGTAACAAAATTAATTAGTAAATCAAAGGAAGGACAAGCTGTAATGAACGACAATCAAATTTGTGAATTAGATCAATATCAAGAAGCAGCATTACGTACATGGAATACAAATCAGGATTTTGGTGGACGTGTTTTAAATGCAGCATTAGGACTTTCGGGAGAAGCTGGTGAGGTCGCTGATATTGTAAAAAAGCTATTTTCCATGGTCATGGATTTGATCCGGCTCATTGTCCAGGAGAAGAAGAAGGGAATACACATAAAATCGCTTTAGAGCTTGGAGACATCTTGTACTACATTTCGATCATGTCTCATGAAATGGGATATACCTTAGAAGATATCGCTTAAATGAATATTGCAAAATTAGCTAAAAGATATCCGGATGGTTTTAGTAGAGAAGCAAGTCAAGCACGTGTAGATGTAAAGTAAGACAAAATTTGAATTTTGTATAAAAACGGAGGGGAAAAGATGGCCTTTAGAACAGAGGAAATCAAAACATATAAAACAGTTGTGATTTGTGATGATTGTCGAAAGGAAGAACAACTATGTACAACGAAATGTCCGCCTAGTTTCGATACTAAAATGAATGGTGCGTTATCAAGGGGATACACATTCAAAGATACAGGAAAACAGTTCAAAAATTACTGTAGTGATTGCAAAGGAAAACATGAAGTGATGGCAACGGTTATTAAAGGGTTCCTTGAAGAATATGATGGGCTGACTGTTCTCAGTGATATTAGAAATTTTAATGGTGAAAAAGAATTTGTAGAACAAGCTGAAAAATACATCTTAGAAAATAGAGGTCATCGTATACCTGTTCTTCAGCCACAAGTGACGGACATCATTATTAATGAAGAAGAATGGAAACCCGCAGACGATCCAGATATTGAAGGCGAAAAAATTACAGTATATTGTTCAGAATTAGATTGGGAGAACTCGGAAGAAAACTAAACAAAAGCGTTATTTGGTCGGAAATGGCAGGTAATTGACCAAATCACCTGCCATGTGCCTAAACAGTCCGGAGGGGTAAAACTCCGTTTTGAAAGAGTGTAGCTGACTCGTAGATAGTATGTGTAATGTGGAAAAGATTATTCGTAAAGGGGAATGAAGATGGAAGTAGTAAGCAGATCGCGCAGGGCTGTCAAAAGAAAGCATAGACAAGTAAGAAAAGAATTTAAGAAAGATATTTTTGAGGTAGCAAAGAATAACCGTGCCTTTGCAATGATGATTATTGAAACGTATTCAGCGAGTAAACATAGAAGGCATATTACAAAAGTTTGGGAGTTATTAGGGTTTCATCACCCGGAAGCATATAAAGATTACTGCTCTAAATTACAGGGAAGTTTCTTATGTGGTAGTCATGAAATTATGAGATCTATATATTTTGCAGATAAAGAGCTGTATGATAAATACCTTTACAAAATCCCAGAGTGCTATGCAATGGGAGATGCATTAGGGATAGCGTACAAAGTACTTAAATCTTAACAAAATAGTTATTTGAATCGGTTGTATTAATAAAAAAAGAGCCATATTTAGACTCTTTTTAAAAAGGTTTATTAATCATTTGTTTTCGAACCAAAACAAATACTGTACCTGAACAAATGCAGATTGCGTAAATTATACCGCTTATGTCACCAAAGAATTCAAGCCCGAATGGGAGTAGAAAAGTGACAATTCCTACTATATAAGCGAATGTTCCAAATAATTTAGCTAGTTTATCTTTATCGCCAATAAAAGTAGCTTCTTGGTATCCAGCGATAAGGAATAAGTACTTTTTAATATGAATTAGATAACCACTTATGATGATAATTAAGCTAACAAGTGTACAAATTACAAATCCACCCATTATATTCACCTGCCTTATTTGAATTTTACCATATTTAGGCTGGTTTTTAATAGGGCTAACATAGAAGACTACTTTTCTATGAGAGAGAATTAGGGTTGAAAAAGCAGAAATTTAAGGAGTGAAAGAAAATAGTTTTTAACAAAATTCTTAGTGTATAAAAAATAAAAGAACCCGTTTGTTAGAAACGGATTCTTCCCACAAGGTGTGCAAGAAATTCAAGGTAACTGGACCAGAGCACCATATAGAACTTCTTGTGATATTAATGTATTCAAGGAAAGCAAAAACGTTAATAATAATTAAACCAAATCCTTATTGTAAAGAAAAGAGATAGGATTCACAACCCCATCTCTTCCAACAGAGATAATTCCAGTTTTGCTTCTTCACAATTTGGATTGATGCAGTAATGGATAAACGAATGTTCATCGTGTTGTATGAGAGGTTGATCACAAGATACACATGTATACGGTGAGAGCATTTTATATACCTCCTTACAAATTATGGGTTAATTTTAACACAGTTTTATTTGGTTGAGGAGTAAGACAAAATCATTAATTTAATAAAAAAAGGGCCCCGCGATAATGGCTGCAGGGCTTCATAAGGTCGAGTTATGTCGTACTCACAAGGGATTTTAACATGAATGTTGTGGTAAACATACTGGTAAATGTATCTAATTTATTTAGAACTGTTATTTTAAACAAAAACGCTATTTTATAAAAAAATCAAGTCAGAAATAAATATCTGACTTGATTTGAAATTAAAAATATAAACCTCTGCCCACTGGCTGAACAGTTTCTAGCACAGTATCAACCATTTCGGCATTAATTAGTGTTCTTATAATCCAAGCTGAGAGGTCTTGTGCAGCAAAGCAACCTGCAGCAGTCGAAATATTGCCTTCGTTTACGAAACTTTGTTCAATAACGTCTACATCAAATTCTTTAAGTTGTTCTACTACGGATGGATATGTAGTTGCTTTTTTGCCAGTTAACAATTTTTTAGCTCCTAGTAGTAGTGAACCAGAACACATAGAGCCTATTAATTGTCTTTGAGGATCTACATGGATTTTATTAAGATATTTTTGATTTTTATATAAATCTTGTACACCCTTACCACTTGCAAATATTACAGCGTCAGCAGAAGGGATAGCGGATATGCTTCCTGTCATGGGTATACGTAAACCAGACATGGATACATGAGTTTTTTCTGTTCCTAATAGTTGGACCTCCCAATCAGAAATACCACCAACTAGACGTACACGATTTAATAAATCCCATGGTAAAAAAACATCTATATCAGTGAAATTATCGAAACAGACTATTGAAATTTTCATTCTCTAACCCTCCGTAATCGAAATGTTGAAAACATTTAAATTATAACACTTTCAAGTATAGTTAGTGAGGTTTAAGTTTTTTACTAACTATAGTAGATAGGAAAAAGTGTATTGGATTGTAGAGAAACATCACAAAAATTTCATTTTGTAGAAAAAGGGGAATGGATATGAGTAAAGTTAAAGATTTTACTGGCAAGGTCGGAACAGAGTTTATGAGCTTCTTAATTGAAGGTGATAAATTGCATAGTGCCTATTATTCAAAAGTGGAGGTCATTATGGAAGATGGTGAAAAGAAGATGATCTGCATTAAGGATGACACAGCATTGAAAGGGATAGCTGAAGGACAGACAAGATCAAAAGCTATTAAGAAAGCGAAAGCATTTTTAAAGAGACAGGAAGAAAAACAAAGAGCAGCTAGCAAAGGCTAACTGCTCTCCTAAAGAAGCATTAAGAAGGAAGTTCAATCATTAAGTGTATTTATAGTATGGACAAGATTTAGGGATTTATTCAAGGAGGAATGGATAATGTGTACTTATTGGGAAAGCGCAGTTAAAGAATTCTTTAAGAAGCAGGAGCGAGAACGAAATAAAAGAGCAGCTAGCAAAAGCTAACTGCTCGGGTAATGGAATATGGTTCGAAATGGGTTGTCTACAGTATTGACGGAATGTTGAGTTTTATTCAGGGGGTAGAGGGAAATGGATAAAGAGTTTAGTTGGAGATGCTTCTTTGAAATACATAGTTGGTTTATTGATTACGAATCGGATACAACGTGGACTATCAGAGAACGTTGTACAAGGTGTGGATTGCATAGATGGAGATGTGGGAGGTAGAGAGAAATGAAGAAATTCGGGATGATGTTTTTCATAGTAAATGCTCTCATAGCGTATTTGTTCGCTGTGTTGGTTTATACGGACATTCTACCTGTGACAAAAGAAATCGTAGCAATGTTATTAATCGTCGTTGGATCATGCTTCTTAATCTTTAGTACGAATATAGGTGAGAATAAATGATTTTGATTGTAGTTTACTCGATATTATGGACGTTAAGTTTTATGGTGTTCAGTGCAAGTACAACAATATTCGCTTGCGTTGAATCATCTCGAAGGATGGCTTGTTGGTCAATAGTTAGTTCTATAGTACTAGCGTTATCAAGTTATGGAATAGTACGGATGGTTATAGAAGTTGGAGGGAGTAAATAAAAATGACTGAGAAAACAATTACTATCAATATTCCGTCAGTTGAAAAGTGGACGTTAAGAGATCTTAAATCAGTTTGTCGCCATCATAAAATAAATGGTTATGCAAAAATGAATCGCGATCAACTAATAGTACATGTAAGAGAAATACTTGGACATACAGAAAACTGAACAAAATAATCCTTTTAATAGAAAGTGAGGAATAACAATGGGACTAGGAAACCGTGGAATGGCATTTGAAATGCTTATCAATCTAGCGAATCAAATGTATCAAAGAGGGGGAGTGGCGCTTATTAACAAGCGTCCGACTCCTGTAAAGGTATTGAAGAGTAAGAATGGCCGTGTACTAAATGGATTCTATGAAGCTCAAAGTACAGTAGACTATGACGGCGTGTATAAGGGACGAGCTGTAGCATTTGAAGCGAAGTCTACAGAGAAAGATACACGTTTTGATTTAAAGAACATTGCGCAGCATCAGTTGGATTACCTGGAGAAAGCGGAGAAGATGGGGGCGATATGCTTCTTCCTTATAGAATTCAGTAAGGATAAGTCAGTATTCGCAGTGCCACTATCAGTCATTCAATCTTATGTAAGGATGTCTCATCAACCGAAGGGCAAGAAGTCTATACCAAGAGCAGACTTTGATATTTATGGGTACTTAGTAGAACAAACAGAACGAGCGCCAGTTGATTACTTAAAATATATTGATGAAGCAGTAGCACCAGCTATATTTGATGGAATGATTCAATTTGATCTGGACCATAAGAGGGTATCGAGTAACATTGAGGTAGCAAAGAGAAAATGGCTAATAAGAAACACAAACTATTAAAGGCCTAATGGATAAAGGAACCATGCAGAGTGGATTGGTGGTGGCTACTCGCTATGCATGTTTCCCTTATTCAACAAAGAGATAGTAAAATTTCACGTACCTGATGTGAATGTAAAAAGACAAATTCAGAAATAGGGGGATTCCTTCATGGAGAGACAATTAACATTATTACCGACTATTGATAGAGAGACAGAAAAACAGGTTCAGAAAGAAGTAGTGAAAATACTAAAGGAATACCGCGCATTGAAAACGCGTTTTGAAAATGAAGTGGAGTTAAAACACGAAGGAATCAGTTTGTTCCCTGAGATTAGAAACACGAGACATATTAGCAATATCAAGTTCAAGCAGATCGATAAGGCTTTACAGTATGTTTTGGATTATGACGAGGCTGAGATTATCAAGAGGAAATACTTAAATGCAGATAAGCCGAAAGACAGCTTTATTTACACTGAATTATCGATGAAGAAAGATCACTTCTATTATAAGAAGAAAAATGCGATTCGATTGATCGCTACATCTTTAGGGATGATTTAATAATACAAAAAAGCCAAATTAACAGTTTTTAATTAACTATCCATTTGGCTTTTTATGTTTTATTTTTTAGGCATCCATGTATGTCCGCAATTCATGCAACCATTAACAATATTTTTTCTACCAACAAATCCACTGAATAAAATTATCGGTGGTCCTAGAAGTATAATAAAAAGACCAACAATTGCAGAAAGTCCAACAACTCTATCCATAGAATTTTCAGGAACTATAACATATAAAAAATTAGAAACTATTCCAATAGTTATAAGTGTACCTAACAGAAGAAACAGAATAAAAAACGCCCTTTTGAAATTATAACCACGCTTATTACCGACTATTTGATCTGATTTGCATTTCCTACAAACCACGCGCTTTGTTACTTTTTCTTGTTGTACCGTCATGTCTAACCATCCTTGTTTTTATAAAATTATAATAGCTTAATTATATGATATTATTACCTGAACTGGATACAAATATTATCAAAAAAAGAAAAAATATAATAAATTGGAATGTTTATGTTTTTAAAAACTTCGACAAAATACCGACAAAAATGGGGACTAAATAGGGGGAATTTTGATAATGAAATCAACGGTATTCTTAGTGTACAAGCCCTTTGACAACCGCATATCGAAGAGGATTAGTACACCTATAAGTGAAACGTTCTTATGCGAGAATATCACGGTAACGTATACCGCATAGTAGGGCGGGCAAGGCGGTAAGAACCCGCGTTAAGACGAAAAGACCAATTAAAACAAATGAAGACATATTCCAGTGTGGCGGGTGTGAGATAACTCGCATTCGTCATACTGTTTCTATTATGTTTAGTGCTCAGCTCAGAGATCGCCATGTCCTCTGGGTTGATAATAAATATAAGTCTACTTCCCTCTAATATGTCGGTTCTTGAAAATGGAATGGGGGTGGTTGCTCATGATTGATTGACACTTGCATTCTAAAAAGCTAAAAAGTATACGTATCTCGTACATTAGTAATTACTCACGATTCTTATTAATGACCAAAACGAGGGCAAAGAGTTCCACTCTTTGTTTGAGTCAATACAGCGGAAACATTCCCCTTCCGTCCCTCTAGTGTATTGGTTCAAACAAGGCGTCGGAAGAAACATATACGTCTTGGATATAAATCCTTTATAATTCGATATTGGTCAGCTAAGGGCCGCGACACCCGATGTATTGACCAGCTCCACGGAGCATAAACGAGAAGATTCTTATTCTTCTCCCAGTCACCGAACGTAAAGCGCGTAGCTAATAAGAGCTAAAAAATTACATGATGCGGTGGCTTGGAGAAGGTTGAGAGTGCTCAGCCTTGATCTAAGAGAAACTTATCGCCATTTGTTTTCTCTCTTTTCTCCCATCCCCTTGAAAGCTGTCACTTCGGTGATGGCTTTTTGTTTTGTAGGATATTCTCTTATTCTGTCGAATAGATAGAGTAGGAGAGGAGGGATAACATGGAAGCAATTTATAAATTAGAAAGTTATGTTTATCCAATAAGAAGTCCGAGGAATGGAATGGAGTATTGGGAAATTAAGTTCGCTAAAATAAATGATACGTACTTTGGAGGAGCTCAGTGCCTTAACTTTGATTTGTCTATTGATTTCAGGAACTTAGACACAAGAGATGAAAGCGTAGCGATCGATACTATAGTTAGTACAATTAAAGAAAATTTAGTTTAATAATTTAAAGCATCCAAAACGGGTGCTTTTTTCTTTGTTATATAGAAATTACACATTAAACGTATTTAAATACTGTTTTAGTTATAACATGAATTCATCAATGACAGATAACGGATGTTTTTCTATTTAGATTAGATGTTAAATGTACCGTGAAACTCTTGGAAATACAATGACGGGAAAATATAGTGATATTGGTATATTGCAGGATAATGCGCAATTGAAGGAGTAAAAGAAATATGCCCAGGTTGCATACCATATTGATCATATGAAGGATGGTGAGGTAAATGTTGCCAAGTCGAAGTTGGAGCTACAAAAATCCTCATCGGGAAAGGATTCATAATATAATCACTCCTAAAGAAGCATTCATGTAATAGGGTATGCACTTACTAAATATAGATGTGCATAATCTAGGTTTATAAACATAATAATCAACGGACAGAAAATAGGGTTACTAATCTTATGATGTGTTCATTATGGTTGTTTTATTTTACTATGTAGATAGAACAAACATGTGTATAGCAATTATCTTAGGCGTTGCCGTGATCTGGGTGGCGTCTTGTTTGTTGTTAAGGAAAGATAAGGATTAACAAAATAAACGAACACAACGAACGAAAATAGAGAAAGTTAAGTTTTTACAGTTTATAGTTATGCACACATATATGTATGTTTTGTATGTATAAATTATAAATAGATATAAGGATATGTCGTTCTGTAAGAAGACTATATTCTTACCTATTTACCTATACTTATATTTTTACTAATTTATTATGAAATGAACATTGATTTAAAGTGTATTAATTAAAGTGGCGAATCCGCTGCTTTTTTATTTTATTATGGTGTTTTGGAATTAATGGTAAAAATATAAAAGGTTTTATTTTTTAAACGTGGTGCTATAATAAAAGTATAAATTACACAAGTGTACATTTACACATGTGGACAATTATAAAAATAGAAAAACCATAAGAGTCTACCTACTCTTATGGTTTAAGCCGCACTGCTTATCTGATTAAGTGATAGATTATTTATGGCGGAAGAAGAAACGCATTAACCACTTAAACACGACGGCAATCGTTTTAAGTGGTTTTTTCTTGCCATGATAAATATCCTTTGTAAGTTCTTTTGTATAAGTACTTAACATTGTAGTTATTACTACAAGTATCATAGTTTGCATAATTTCACCCCCTTTCTGAAAAGCAGGTATAGAGGGGATTTACAAACTTTTTAGACGGCTTACATATATAATATCACGTTCAATAAATAAAAAAGTCTCAGTTCGTATCAAATATCCTATTTTTTTAGAAACTATTATAATAGTTTCTTTTTTATTTTATAGAGGTTTTATCAAAAGGAGGAATTATACAAATTACTTCCTATTATATAGAGGGTGGTGGGTGATATGAAGTGAAACAAAAACACGAGTTAGCTCAAGAAGATTACATGCAAGGTATGAAGTACAAGAAACTGGCTGAAAAATATGAGGTCAGTATTAATACAATTAAGTCCTGGAGAAAAAGGCATGGTTGGAATCGAAAGAGGGTGCACCAAAAAGATGAAAAAGGGTGCGCCCAAACCAAGAAAACAGGTGCACCCATTGGCAATAAGAATGCGGTGGGTAATTCGGGTAACAAGAACCCTAAATGGGGTAATAAGAATGCTGTGGGTCATGGCGCTCCAAAAGGGAACCATAACGCTATGACGCATGGATTTTTCCGCAAACACTTTCCAGAAGATGTGGCGGATTTAGCTGCTGAAATCATGGAGAAGCATCCAATTGATATGTTATGGGAAAACATAACGATTCAATACACAGCTATTATTAGAGCGCAACGATTGATGTTTGTTAGATACCAAGAAGATACGACGAAGGAACTACGCAAGAATAAAGTTACAGAGGGTGGATTTGAAGAAGAATGGGAAATCCAATTTGCTTGGGACAAACATGCCACATTCCTAAACGCCCAATCCAGAGCAATGAGTACTTTATCCTCTCTTATTCGAGACTTTGATAAGTTAGCTAATATAGATGATGAAAGACGTGCTAAATTGAGTCTGATGAATGCTCAAATAGACAAGATTAGAAATGAATTAAAAGACGAAAATCCAGCAGAAGACAAAATCGGTCAATACTTGGATAAGTTAGAAGGTGCGTTTAAGAAATGAGCATGAACGAGCTATATAACAAAAAGCAACAACAAGTATTGAATTACGTTTATAACAATGACTACTTCATGTTAATACAGCATGGAGCTAAACGTACTGGTAAAACAATCTTAAACAATGATTTGTTCCTTGCTGAGTTAAGACGAGTAAGAAGAATTGCTGATAATGAAGGTGTAGATTTACCACAGTATATATTGGCTGGCGCTTCATTAGGTACATTAGCAAAGAACGTACTCATTGAACTTACAAATAAGTATGGACTTGATTTTCAAATGGATAAATACAATCGTTTTAAACTATTTGGCGTTCTTGTTTGTTGTACTGGTCATTCTAAGATAAGTCATTTAGATACTATTCGCGGTATGACTGCTTATGGCGCTTATGTGAATGAAGGTTCTCTTGCTAATAAAGATGTATTCGATGAAATTAAATCACGCTGCAGTGGTGAAGGTGCTCGTATATTAGTCGATACAAACCCAGATCATCCGGAACATTGGTTGAAAGTAGATTACATCGATAAAGACGACAACGTAACAATCAAAGCATTTCAATATGAATTAGATGATAATACATTCTTAAATGAAAGATACAGAGAGCGTATTAAAGCCTCTACTCCTGAAGGAATGTTTTATGACCGTAACATAAAGGGATTATGGTGCAGTGCTGATGGAGTTGTATATAAAGACTTTAATAAGGATGTACATTATATAGAAGAAACTGATCTAAAAGATATTAAATTCACGAAATACTTTGCTGGTGTCGATTGGGGTTATGGACATTTTGGGTCCATTGTTGTTATAGGAGAAGATGATGAAGAAAATCTGTATTTGCTTGAAGAGTATGCGAAACAACATGAGGAAATAGATTATTGGGTAGGTGTGGCCAAAGACGTGAAAGAACGTTATGGAAACATCTTTTTTTATTGTGACAGTGCAAGACCTGAACATATAAAACGATTCAAACGAGAGGGATTACGAGCAAGAAACGCTGATAAATCTGTCTTATCTGGTATAGAAATGGTTGCAAAGTACATCAAAACAGAAAGCTTCAAGGCTGTATCTGAGCGTGTGGAGCGATTTAAGAAAGAAGTATTCATGTATGTTTGGAATGAGAAAACAGGTGAACCAGTGAAGGAATGGGACGATGTATTAGATGCTGTACGATATGCTATTTATACAGAGAAAAGTGAAAATAGAAAAGCAAGAGCTGTTAAATCAATTTATTAAGGAGGTGAGACGATGTTTGAACACTATATTCCGTTGCTGGATGAACAGAATGGCGAGCCTACATCAAAGTTACTAAAAAAAATTATTGATGAGTTTGAACCATTAAAACAACGCATGATTAACAGGTACGAGCGATACAAAGCAAGTGAAAAGGGTGTGCCTATCTTTACTCGCGAGTTTAAAGGTGATGGTAATAAAGATAAGGTTAACAATAAGCTAAACAATGACTTCTTTTCTGAAATTATCGATACAAAAATCGGTTATATGTTTGGGTTGCCTATCTCATACAGCTTAGATCATGAAGATGATGAAGTATTGAAACGTATTCAGGACTTTTTAAAAGCGAATCATACTGAGGATGCTGACGCAGAAACAGGGAAGTTCGCTTCTATTTGTGGATACGGAGCGAGACTACTGTATCACGATAAAGAAGGCATCGAAAAGGTTATGAATATCAAACCTTACGAAGCTATATTTCTTACGAATTCAAGCATTGCAGAACCTAAATACGCTATACGCTGCTATCCAATCAAAGTAATTGATGGTGAAGATTTCAAGGATGGTTACAAAGTAGAGTTTTACAATGAAACAAACATTATTGAGTACACTGGTGAAGATTTAGATAAGTTAACAGAGACTGACCGTATTCCAAACTTATTTAAAGGTGTGCCACTTATTGGGTTTCCTAACAATGAAGAATTACAAGGAGATGTAGATAAAGCTATATCACTTATTGAAGGTTACGACCGTTCGTTTTCCGATGTAAACAGTGAAATTGAACAGTTTCGTCTGGCTTATATGATCTTTAAAGGCGTTGATATAGATGATGATACTATCGAGAAGCTAAAACAAACAGGAGCTCTTGATGTAGGTGAGAATGGTGAGGCTTCTTTTTTAACTAAGAACCTTAATGACAACATACTTGAACACCATCTCGACAGATTAGAAAAGAATATATGCCGTTTCACAAAGCATGTGAACCTTTCTGATGAATCATTTGGTGGTAACCTTACTGGTGTTGCTATTCGTTACAAGTTATTAGCTTTAGAAACTAAATCAGGAACATTAGAAATGAAGTTTACTAAGTCATTGCGACAACAATTTAAGTTATTGTTTGAAGCTTGGAACTTACGCTCAAATAAAGGAGAGCTAGACTACCTTTGTATGACGTTCCAATTCACGCGAAACCTTCCAGCTAACTTAGCTGATGAAGCTGATGTGCAGTCTAAACTCCAAGGTTTAGTAAGCGAAGAAACACGATTATCTATGTTATCTGTTGTTTCTGATCCGAAAGCGGAGATACAGAAGATGCAGGAAGAAGAGGCTGATTCCATGAATCTCGACAAGGTAGGTGAGCCTAATGGAATGGGACAAGAAGCAGAAACACCTCCAAAAGATAGAGGACAAACTGGAAAAGGAAATTCTCTACCTGTATAAAGATGTTTTAGAAGAAGTCAGAGGAATACTGGCTTTTTATTATGCCAAATATGCCGTAAATGAGCAGTTGAGTATGCAGGAAATGCGCCGATTCAATCGATATAAGAGCATGCAAAGTGAACTGCAACAAGTAATTAATGAAATAACATATGAGAAAAAGAAAACTCTCAATGAAACGCTCTCCAATCAGTATGGAGAGTCCTTTTATTATACGAGTTATCTCATCGAGAAAGAAGTCGGCGTGGCTCTTTCGTATGGTCTTCTTGACCCGAACGTCATTAAACGAGCGGTACAAATGCCAATCGATAAAATGACACTCAATCAAAGGTTAAGTACACATCGAGTACAGATAGTTAACCGAATACGCAGAGAGTTATCTATCGGTCTTAGAAAAGGCGAAGGATATGCAACAATGGCAAATCGGATTAAGCCGATACTTGATGGTGATGCGAAGAAAGCCCAAATGGTCGCTTGGACAGAAAGTGCTAGGGTGCAAAACTTAGGTACTTATGACAGTGCTTCTCACGCTTTTGATGAAGGTGTATCAATGAAGAAGATTTGGATTTCTACATTAGATAAACGTACGCGTCCTACTCACCAAGCAGCAGATCATCAAAAAGTACCGTTTAAAGGATTATTTAAAGTCGGTGGTTATAGTTGCGAATATCCACATGATAGTAATTTACCTGCTAAAGAAGTTGTACGATGCCGCTGTACTTTCATTACTGAGGTAGCGGATGTTAGCCCATTTATTGAGAGAAGGGCCAGAAACCCAACTACAGGTAAGAATGAGGTTATTACCGCAGTTAGTTATGAAGAATGGAAAGACTCTCTTGAATAATAAAAAACACTTGAGGGCTTATAGATTACGAACTTAATAGGGCGCAATTATAGGAACTCAGAGGAGGAATAATAATGAAACAATTACAAAAGCAAGCGGAAGTACAGTTTTTAAAAGAAAGAGAACTAACAAAGTTACCGTTTCGTTTATCAAATCTGCAATTCTTTTCTGATCCTGCAATACCTGCAGATGAGACACTACAGAATGAACAAACATCACCTGCGGATGATATGAAAGATTCACTAGTTGAAGAGCAAAAAGAACCGCCAGTTGGTGAACAAAAAGAACCGAAATTAGATGATGCAACAAAAACATTTATTGAGAAGATGGTACAATCAGCGGAAGATAGAGTGCGCTCTAAATATTCGAAAGAACTGAATGCAACAAAAAAGGAATTAGAGAACTATAAAACCGCTTCTATGACTGCACAAGAGAAAGCTGAATATGAGATGAAGCAACTTCAGGAACAACTAGAAGAGCGAGAAAGAGTACTTCATCAGAAAGAAATGCAGAGTGTTGCATCAGATGGTTTATCAGCGGTTGGATTGGATCTTAAATTTGTAGATTTTGTTATTGGTTCAGATGTAGAAGATACAAAAGTTAGGGTGTCAAAGTTTAATGATTTATTCTCTACTGCATTAGAAGTAAAAGTGGCTGAAAAATTTAAAGCTGCTGGCCGAGAAATCCATGTTAGTGGCGGAACTGGAGGGGGATTTACGAGAGAACAAGTAAATTCAATGAGTCAAGCTGAAATTAATGCGAACTGGGCACAAATTCAGAAGGATATGCGCAATTGGGGTAAGTAGCACTAGGAAAGTTAAGTGATTTGAATGGTACAGTCAAAAAAATATAAAACGAACAAAAGAGATTGCTAGTTTAGTGATCTCTTTTGTTATGGAAAAACATTAAGGAGGAATTAATATATGTCAGTATCAACTTTTATTCCAACAATTTGGGAAGCGCGCTTGATGGCGAACTTCCACAAGCGTTCTATTGCAGATTTAATTACAACAACGCCAACGAAAATCGAAGGTAATAAGATTATCTTTAATCGTGTAGGTGCAGTAAATGTAAAAGATTATAATGGTACAATCGAATGGGATGATACCAACCCTTCTAAAGTAGAAATTAATATGGATCAACAAAAGTATTTTGCTTTCAAAGTTGATGATGTAGATGCAGTTCAGGCTGCTGGAGATTTAATCGACCCACATACACAAGAGGCAGGAGCGGTACTTCAGGAAACCGTTGATACATTCGTATTAGGGCTTTATAAAGGCGCTCATAAAACTCATACAATTGGGAGTGACTCTAGTCCAATTGAGTTATCGCCTAAAAATGCATATGATTACATTGTAGACTTAAATACGATTTTAAATATTAAAAAGGTTCCTAAAACTGAACGATTCACAATAATCAATTCTCAGGTTTTAGGTTTATTATCTAAAGATGATCGCTTTACTAAGCAACCTGTTGTTTTAGAAAATGGTATTGTTGAAGGACAGATTATTAATGGATCACAAATCGTTGTATCAGAAGAAATTCACGGTACTGGTGGTAAGTATAAAATTTTAGGTCTTCATAAGTCTGCCATTGGATACGGGACACAGTTAACTGAAACAGAGGCACAACGTCTGCAAAATTCCTTTGCAGATGGTATTCGTGGTCTTATGGTTTATGGTGGAGATATCCTTCGTCAAGAGTCAATAGCGGTACTTACAGCTACAGTTACATCAATTACTCCGGAAAAACCAGGTGGAGGGGCTTAATAAGCCTTCTCCATTTTTTTCTTTTACGTAAGTAGGTGATTAGATGGAAGATATGAAAGCAGAAATTTTAAAACGTGTAAAACTGCAAGTACCTAATATAAGTGATGAAAATTTATTAATAAGCATTGAAGATACAATGTTAATGGTTGCAGAGTATACCAATAGAACTATTCCTGAATTCCCTCCTGCTTATCCTGGTATCATCGCTAAAATGGTGGTTCATCAGTATAAGGAGCGGGAGAGAGAAGGGAAGAAAAGCGAATCATTAGGTAACTATTCTGTTACTTATGATGACGTGGGGGATTATCCAGCAAGCATCATGAAAGGACTGAAAGTGAGGTTACGTGTTCGATGATTCAGTCAATGCTACGTAAGTTTGGCAAGGGTGCTACAGTACTTCGCAACGCTGGTTTTGATGATGGACCATATCCAACAGAAGAATGGAAAGAAATCAATACTATTAAAGGTGTATTGGATGCAATCCAAGGGACAAAGGATGCTCGCAATAAGAAAGTAGAAGAGAAAAGCACACACTTCTTTTACTGCATGCTTTTCGACGTAACTATTCAAGATAGATTAGTTATCGATAAGAAGGTATACAGCGTTACTTATCCGGGCGATCCAATGAATGCGGGTAGATTCTTTCAAATAGAATTGGAGATGTTGCCATATGAGCGTGAAATTCCAATCCAATAGAGCCGCTGTTATGGCGAGACATTTGGCTGCAAAGAAAGCAGCTCATACTGCAATTGGTCAATTTGTATCTTCTAAAGCTAAATTACTTGCTGCTGTAGACACTGGCAATCTAAGAAGAAGCATTAGTTCTAAAGCAGAGCAAGAAAAAGTTGTTATCGGTACTTCTGCTGATCATGGAATTTATGTTGAGAAAGGAACAGGAATTTATGCTGTAGACGGTGATGGGCGTAAAACTCCTTGGATGTACTGTGACCCTAAAACAGGGAAGATGGTTAAAACTCAAGGGCAACATGCACAGCCTTTTCTTAGACCAGCAGCAGAGAGCAATAAACCGCAAATTACACAAGTTGGCACGCGAACCTATTCGTCGTTAATGAGGTAGATAGCATGAATGACTTTATAAATATATTACACAGTGAATTAAAACAGATTCATAAAGAAACGTATTATGAAATCGCTAAAATAACCGCTGTAATGCCTTATTTGGTGTACACGGTTAATGATGATAAAGAACCATGGGGAAGAAAAAATATCATGCTTACAATTGATATTTACGGTACTTCTGCTCATCTTGCTCAAATAGATGAACTGATTACGAAACTAGAAAGAAATCTTCATAGAAAAAGATTAAGCAGCGCTGAATTTGGTGCTGCTATTTCTTATCTTTCGAGTCAGAAAGTACCTGATTCAGACCCAAATATCATACGCAAAGAAGTGCGGTTCATTTTAAGAACTTATTTTAAACAATAGAAAGGGTTGATTATATGGCAGCTCCACAACCAAAACCAGAAAATGTTCTCTTCGGAGACTGGGGGGCATTCTTCTTTAATTACGGGGAAAAAGATGAATTACCAGTAGGTGCCACACAAGGTGGTGGTTCGTTTAAGTATGAACCAGAGTTTAAAGAAATTGAATATGATGGTTCTCCAGGTGACACTATGGGGATGAAACGTATTACTAAGTCAAAAACTCAAATCAGCTTTAAAACACTTGAATTCCTTGATAAAGATAAAATTAAAAACTTTATTGCTGGATTAAAAGTTTTCGAAGAAACCGTTACGAAAGACGGAAAAACTATCAAATACGATGTAATTGAAGCAACGGAACGTCTTACGAAAGAAAGCTATCTTAAAAATGTAGCATGGGTTGGCGAAACTTTAGGTGGCGATATCGTTGAAATTATCGTATATAACGCATTATCTGACGGTTCATTAGAGCTAGGATTTGAAAACGAAAGTGAAGTTGTTCCAGAAGTGACATTCACAGGACATCGTGATCCAGAAAACATTCGAAAAGTACCATGGAAAAAACGTATTTTAACAGCAACAGAAGCAGCTAAATTAATACCAGCAGGTTAAAGAGTAGGGATATTCCCTACTCTTTTTGTATTTCAAACAATTTACCAATTTTAAGGAGGATTTAATATGTCTGTAATTATTAATGAAAAAGAATATAAAGTTAGAAAAATTAATGGTGGAGACCTATTCTCTGTGGTTCGTATCTTAAAGAAATCAAAATTCAAAGTTGATATGAACTTACTTAAAGATTTAATGACTGGGGTACGAAATAAAGAAGGCGCAACACAAGATGATGTATTAGCTGCACAAGAAACTTTTGGATATGACCTTATTATGAATTTTATCCTTGGATTAGAAGAAGCTGAGCAGGAATTTTTTGAATTTATAGCTGGACTTCTAGTTAACGAAGATGAAAACGGCAAAAAAACATCACCTGCATGGGGAACAGTTCGTTCATTTAATTTAGAAGAGTTAGTACAACTATTTACGACTATTAAAAATTCAGAAATTGGTTTGGTTAGTCTTTTTTCCAATGCGGCGAAATCGATGAAATAGATTTTATTGATACATTAGCTTCTCGATATCCAAATATGGAGTACATACGTGGTTTAGAAGCAGAGATAGTTATTAATTTGTATCTCGCCGCTAAGAAAAAGGAAATGGATCGCATGTTATGGGAAGAATGGTGCGCATTACAGCCGTATTGCGAAGAAACATTCCCTCAATTTAAACATAAACGTGAGAATCCGACTCAAGAGCAAATAAATCAGTATAACAATTTCACTGAACAAACACCAAAACGAAAATTAACAAAAGAAGAAGTGTTTGCTCGTGTTGCTAAAATCCGCGGAAAGGCGGGTGAATAAATGGAATTATTTAAAATGTTTGGATCGATCTTTTTAAAGGACGATCAGCTACAAAGAGGATTGATTAACGCTGAAAGAAGCGGACAAAGAACAACTGGTGTATTAGGACATGGGTTTGGACAAGTTGGACAAGCGGCGGCTGGATTAGGCTCTAAAATCGGTGGAGTTGCGGTGGCGATGGGTGGATTAGTTGGTATTGCTGTCGGAGTAGGTGCAGCAGTTGCTGGTGTAGTTCATGTTGGTTCTGAGTATACGAAACAAATGTCAAAGGTAGAAGCTCTTTCGCGTTCGAACGGACTACAAATGGCTGAGCTTGGAGCTAACGCTCGTAAACTTGGCGCTGATACCAGATGGTCTGCTACCAACGTAGCCGAGGCTTATGAATATATGGCTCTCGCAGGTTGGGATTCTAACCAAATGATTGCAGCTAGTAAACCACTACTTGATTTAGCAACTGCTGGTGCATTAGACCTTGCAAAGGCTTCTGATATCGTGACTAAAATATTGGTCAGTTGTTAGGAAACTAGCTTCTAAAAATATCGGGTGAATTCATGGGAAATCTAAATTTATCGGTAATTGATACTATGATTCCCTTTTCGGTATAATTAACACATACCAATGAAAGGGGACGGCATCAAATGAATAAGCATAAAATAAATTTCATCAACTTTATTAACGAGGAAACTAATGGGGAATATACCGTATTAGGTGACTACGTTAACTCCTCTACTAAACTGGAAATGAAACATGAGAAATGTGGACTTATCTATGATGTACGTCCTAATGATTTTAAAAGTGGTTGTAGGTGTCCTGAATGTGCAAATATAGGGAGAAGAACCAAACGAAGAAAGACTACATTCTCCGAAGAGGTTAAATCATTAGTGGGTGATGAATACATCTTTTTAGATGTTTATATAAATTACCACACAAAGTTGAAGGTAAAGCATAAGAATTGCGAGGAAGTATATGAGGTAAGTCCTGCTAACTCCCTAAAAGGAAAGAGATGTCCATCATGTTCTATAATCAAGCGATCTAGAAAACGAGCCAAGACTACAGAGGAAGTCAGGAAAGAAATATATGACTTAGTCGGTAATGATTACACCATTATAGGAGAGTATAGAAACTATGTAACTCCTATCACTATTAAGCACAACAAATGTGGTCATGAATATTTTGTAACCGCAGGAAACTTTATATCTCATGGAAAGAGATGCCCAAAATGTAAATTTAGTAGGGGAGAAAAACGTGTGAGGGACTATCTAGAATCTCATAAATATAAATTTGATGAACAATATAGATTCTCTGATTGTAAACTGTCTCTACCATTGCCATTTGATTTTGTTATTTTTAACGAGGAAGGTAACATAACACATGCGATTGAATACGATGGAGAATTTCATTTTCATAAGAAATTTAGGTCTAACGAGCAGTTTGAATTGCAGAAAGTTAGAGATGAAAAGAAGAACGTTTACTGTAGGGAAAAGAAGATTAAACTTATCCGGATACATTATAAACACTTCGAAAATATTGAAAAGATACTTGATGCTAAATTACCGTAAATAAGACAATCATGAGCCAAGCCTGTGTGGAAACACTAGGAAGGTGCAACGACTAGATAAAGTAAGCTAAGTAAAAAAGACACTCAAAAGAGGGTCTTTTTTATATGCAGAAATATCCAAGAGCGCCCGACACCCTAACGTAAAGTCGAGGGTGAAGATATAGTCTGAACTGGGGATGAAAAGACATCCCGTAATGCGGTGAAAACCCCAGAAGTATCAGATAAAGAGCTGATACGATAACAAATTGGATACAATGACACCATTTGGAATGAAGGCTTCTGAAGCAGGAAGAGCAGCTGATGTATTTGCATTAGCTCAAGCGACTGCCAACTTAAACGTTGAACAGCTTGGTGAGACTATGAAATATGCAGCTCCAGTAGCAGCTACATTTGGATTGAACCTTGAAGAGACATCTGTAATTGCACAGATATTTGCCAATAATGGGATTAAAGCATCGATGGCCGGAACTGCGTTACGTGCCGGTCTATCTCGTTTAGCCGCGCCTCCAAAAGAAGCCGCTAAATCATTATCAGCATTGAATGTAACTGTAAAAGATTCACAAGGTAATATGAAGCCGATGAATGAAATCATTGGACAGTTACATGATGGATTTGGAAAACTATCTGAATCACAACAAATCGCTGCTGCGAAAGCAATTTTTGGTGAAGAAGCATATGCAGGGTGGATTCAAGTTATTAAGGGTGGTAAACCTGCCTTTGATGATATGTTAGATACATTAAATAGCGCAGAAGGTTCCGCAAAAGTTATGGCGGAAACAATGGCAAATAACTTATCAGGTGCAGTTGATGGTGTTAAATCTCAATTAGAAAATTTAGGCCTTGTTGTTTTCTCACATGTCGAGCCAGCTCTTGTTGCAATGACAAACGGAACAAATAGTGCTGTTAAATCTCTTACTGACTGGCTTGATCCATCTGGTAGGGCTGTTGAAGCAGCTAAGCTAATGCAACAAACTGATCAGCAGTTAGCTCAATCTAAAACCATTCTTGATATGAATCTCAAAAAAGGGAAGATAACGCAAGAAGAGTATAATGAAAAACTTGCTTTATCTAAGAAGCACGCTGAAGATATGATGAATGCCGATGGTATGTTAGCTCAGAAAAAAGAAGAGTTAAAAATGAAGGTCGCGGAAGGAAGCATGACTCAAGAAGAGGCTAATAAAATCCTCGACCAATCTGAAGTTGAATACCAAAAATTACAACAAGGTATTGAACAAACAAAAAAACGTCAAGAAGCTTTTACTTCAGTATTAAAACCTTTTCGCGAAGTTTTTTCATCATTAATAAAAGGAATTTCTGAATCATTAGGTAGCCTTGGAAACCAATTTAATGAAATTAAAAATATAATAGTTAAGCATTTTTCAGAAATAATGCGGATATTTGAAAAACACAAAGATGGAATAATGAAGATTCTAGTTTTCTTATTTAACAACGTTTTAACTGCTATAAATAATGTGTTGAAAATAATCGGAAGCGTATTAGATACGTCTTTAACTTTTTTCCGTAACACAATTGACTTGTTCTGGTCACTTTTGACTGGAGATTGGGCAAGTGCATGGGAGAGTTTTAAAAATTTAACTTCTGATTTAATTAAAGGGTTAGGTAATATCATCGCCGCTTTATGGGATGCTTCCATTCTAAAAAAACTAGTGACACTGATTAAAGATGGTGCTATATCGATCGGCAACGCTCTGTTGGATTGGGGAATTGCTATTAAAGATTGGTTTATAAGCTTACCATCAAATATAGTTCAGTGGCTTCCGCAATGGTGGGATGCTATAAGTTCATGGATTACTTCAAAAGCATCTGAATGGAAAAGTAAGTTATTCACATGGGGAACCACTATAAAAGATTGGTTTTTGGATTTACCGAGTAATATAGGAAATTGGCTATCTTATTGGTGGAATTCCATTAGTACTTGGATTACTTCAAAAGCATCTGAATGGGGGTTTCAGTTGCTTGCATGGGGTATTGCCATAAAAAATTGGTTTATCTCTTTACCGGGTAATATAGCTGAATGGATATCAAATTGGTGGAATACAATCCTCAACTGGTTAGTAGAAAAACAAACAGCTTGGTCATTACAACTTTCACTGTGGGGAACTGCTATACAAGAATGGTTCTCTAGCCTTCCAGAGATTATTAGTCAAAAACTTACTGAATGGTGGAATGCCATTAGTACTTGGTTCGAATCAACTAAGGAAAGTTGGAAAACTAAGTTAGATGAGTGGAATACTACTATTGGGGAATGGTTCGAAAAACTTCCAGGTAATATCTATAACTGGCTTTTAAATGTCAGCCAAATATTAGAACAATGGAATAATGAACAAATCCAAAAAATAATTGATGATTTCAATACCTGGTGGGCTTCTATAGAAGAGTGGTTCAATTCTACCAAGGAAAATTGGACTACGAAGCTTAATGAATGGGGCGCAATCATTAGTAATTGGTGGGAGTCCATTCCCTCAAGAATAACAGAGTGGTTCAACGGTTGGTGGAATCCAATTTCTGAATGGTACGATTCTACAAAAACACAAATAGAAAACAAACTCAACGAATGGGGCAACTCCATTAGCGCTTGGTGGGAATCTATCCCTGGTAGAATTTCAGATTGGTTTACTAATTGGTGGAACTCTATGAGTAATTGGTATGACGAAACAAAAGGGAATATAGAAAATAAATTATCCGATTGGGGCAACTCTATATCAAATTGGTTTAATACGAGACCTGCTGAAATCCGTAATAGCCTTAATGAGTGGTGGAATTCCATGGGTAAATGGTGGGATGAAACCAAACAGAATATAACAGATAAACTAGAGGGTTGGTGGCAAGTAATCAAAGATTGGTTCAACCAAGTCCCAGAAAAACCAGAAATAAAAAATGCAGGGAAAAATATGATCGATAGAATGGCAGACGGAGCAAACTCAAAAGAGGGTGATTTTACTGAAAAGCTAGGAAAACTAATATTAAAAGTAATTGGATTAGTTTTATTAGCCATTGCCATTGGTTTATTTTCTGCGGGGAAAGAGTTAATTAAACTTATTCTTGAAGGAGTCGATGCTGCCAGAGGATGGATGGTTGATAAGTTTAAAGAAGTTGGTAAATGGGCAATTGACAGTATTAGTAGTATTGATTGGGCTGGCATGGGGAAAAAGCTTATAAATTGGATCATTGATGGTATTTCCGGTATGGCTGGGGAATTAGGGAGTGCATTTAGTAGATTGTTTAAGGGGATTCATATTCCTACTCCAAAATTCTCTGTAAGTGGTTCGTTAAATCCGGTTGACTGGGCTTCGGGTGGGCTCCCATCTATTGGAGTCAAATGGGCTGCAAATGGCGCGTTAATTAAACCTGGGAATCCTACTTTAATTGGTGTAGGTGACGCGAGAGGATATGACGAAACGGTTTTACCTCTTCGTAAACAAACATTCGATGCGATTGCTAACGGAATAATGGGATCTTTACCATTAACTCAACAAGCTGGAGCACAACAATATGCATCACAAGGCCCAACTATTTTGCAAGTTAATTTAAACGGCAGAGAAATAGCAAAGGAAATCTACTCAGATGTTAGTAAGTTTCAAGAAAGCGAGAAAGAAAGATTGAAAGTATTTTAGGTAGGTGATGATATGGCGGGAATTAGCTTCTTTAGTTTTAACGGGAAAAGGAATCCAAATGTAATTCCACTGCAGGGTAAAAAGCGCCCTGCATGGGCTCCTTTGGATCATATGTTTCTTGAAGTCTCGCATTATCCAGGAGGTAGGTTACTACGCACACAAACTAAAATGAGAAAGATTTTAGTTCCTATTGCATTATTATATGATTCAGCTGAAGAAGCTGAAAAACTAAAAGAAGAAATAGCAGATTGGCTCGTTACGGATCAACCGTGCGAGCTTATTTTTGATGATGAAAAAGATCGTACGTTTTTAGCTGTCGTAGATGAAACTTTAGATTTAGACCAGTTAGTTGATCTAGGTGAAGGTACTTTAACTTTCATTTGTCCAATGCCATATAAGTTAGGAAAAGAGCAAACGGTTGACTTTAAAAAAGATGTTAGTGGGTTAGTTGCGAGTGTTCAAAATAAAGGAACGGTTCATTCTAATCCTATCATTGAGATTGATATTACAAAACCAAATACTTTTCTAGACGTATGGTTTGGCGAGACATCTTTAAATGATCGGGATTATTTTCGTATCGGAATGCCGTTAAAAACTGTGGAAACACCTGTAGAAAGAAATCAAAGGCTTATATGGGATGAAATGGCTACCACTGTAGGGTGGAGTAAGGTCAGTTCGATGGAAGATGGTGAACCAGTAGGTGAAATGAAATCAGATAAATACCAATTCTATTGTTCTGATTTTGGTACTGCGGGTAAAGGGTGGCACGGCGCAGCCGTTAAAAAGAGTATCCCTGGCGGTCCAGTACAAGACTTTATTATGCAAGCCTACGTTACATGTAAGAGTAAAAAAATCAATGAAATGGGACGAGTTGAGATAGCGATACTGGATGAAAATAGCAAGGTACTTTCAAAAATTGCTATGAACGATCTCTTTTGGCAAGCTGAACAAAATTTCGGGACAATGGTAATTGGATATGACAGTAAGCCAGGGAAAACAGGTTTAATTTATGAGAGTGGCGATTATCCGAATACATGGAATCAGTATTTTGGTCGATTGTGGATAGCTAGGACAGGAAATGTATGGGAAGCGTATATTTCAAGATTCCTTCCAGGTACAGAAAAAGATGATTCAGAACGATTTGCACGTTGGACGGATGAAAAAAACTATCATATGGAAAAAGCAGCACAAATTCAGATTAGCATCATGCAGTTTCAAGACGTTCCACCAGTAGAAGCGATGTCAGTTAGTGATTTGAAGTTTTGGAAAGTGAATTTAAATACGAAAAATACACCGCCTTATATAGTAGATGTTGGTGATAAAGTCGTGATCGACACAGAAAATAGTCATGTAACAATTGAAGGAAAGAATGCGATTAACATTAAGGACATTTTCAGTAATTTCCCTGTTATCAATAGAGGCACTAATAAACTTGAGATTATGCCTTCTGATATCGGAACAGCAAGGGTCAAATATAGGGAGCGATTCAGATGAGAACACCAAGCGGAATACTTCATGTTGTTGATTTCAAAACAGATCAGATTATATCAGCTATTCAACCAAAGGACTACTGGGCTGATAACCGTCATTGGGAAATAAAAAATAACATTGATATGTTAGAATTCAAAACTTTTGACGGCACTCTACATGCAGTTACTTTACAGCAGCAGAACTTAGTTTTAAAGGAAGTGCGTGATGGTCGCATTGTTCCATATGTTATCAATAATGAAGTAGAAAAAGACTCTGATGATAAATCGCTCACTGTACATGCTTCTGGTGCCTGGGTTCAAATAGCCAAAGATGGGATTATTAAACCTCAACGTATAGAGAGCGAAACAGTTAATACGTTTATTGATATTGCTCTTGCCGATTCAAAATGGCAACGTGGAATAACGGATTATTCTTCATTCCACACGATGACTATTGATGAATTTATCGATCCCCTCACTTTTTTAAAGAAAATTGCGGCTTTGTTTGAGTTGGAAATACAATATCGTGTTGAAGTATCTGGTTCTCGAATTACTGGATGGTACGTTGATATGATAAAGAAACGAGGAAGAGAAACAGGGAAGGAAATAACTCTGGGAAAAGACTTAGTAGGCGTTAGACGCATTGAACATTCCAGGGATATTTGTACCGCCTTAGTCGGATTTGTACGGGGCGAAGGTGATAAACTTATCACGATTGAGAGTATTAATAACGGGCTTCTTTATATTACAGATAGTGATGCCTTTCAACGCTGGAATGCGCATGGTAAGCATAAATTTGGTTTCTACACTCCGGAAACAGAAGACCAAAATATGACACCGCAGCGATTAATGACTTTGATGAAGACGGAATTAAAGAAGCGTGTCAATTCTTCAGTTTCTTATGAAGTAGAAGCACAATCGATTGGACGTATTTTCGGACTAGCACATGAACTAATTAATGAGGGCGATACGATTCGAATCAAAGATACAGGATTCACACCTAAGTTATACCTTGAAGCACGTGTAATTGCTGGTGATGAATCTTTTACGGACCCTACACAAGATAAATATGTGTTTGGTGATTATCGCGAAATTACTGATCCAAACGAAGAACTACGAAAAATTTACAATCGAATCTTGGGCTCATTAGGTAATAAACAAGAGCTGATAGATCAGTTAGATAAATTAGTGAAAGACGCAAACGAAACAGCTAGTAATGCTAAGAAAGAATCCGAAGCAGCGAAAACACTCGCTGAAAAAGTTCAAGAAAATCTAAAAAATAATACTGTAAATATCATTGAATCTAAGCAGCCGCCCACAGAGAATCTTCAAATTGGTAATACGATATGGCGAGATATTAGCAACGGTAAACCAGGTATTTTAAAAGTATGGAACGGGAAAGATTGGGAGCTTCTTATTCCTGATCCAGAAACTATCAAGAAAGAAACAATGGAGCAGGTAAATAAAGATATTCAACTTACAAAAGAAGAATTAAATAAGAAAGTGGAAGAAGCACAAAATGAAACTGTTGGTCAATTCAAGGAAGTAACAGAAAACCTTCAAGAAGTTTCTTTAACTATTAAAAATGTACAAAACTCTCAAGGTGAAATTGACAAAACTGTCTCTGAAATGAAACAAACCAACGAAGGTTTTACTAAATCTATTGACTCGTTAACGAAAAAAAACGGTGAGATCACTGAGAAATTAAATACAGTAGTAGAGACTTCCGAAGGCACAATAAAGAAAATCTCTGAGGTGCAGCAAACAACAAATGATTTAAAGAAAACAACTACTGAAATAGAAGAAAAAGCTGGGGAAATCAGCGAAAAGTTAACAAGTGTAGAAAAGAAAGTTGATAATACGGAAATTGGTATCCGAAATCTATTACTAGAAACAGCTATTAAATCCCATTCAGTGAAGACTGGAGAAAATAAGCCTCATACCTATTTTGGTGTGGCGAAGGATGCGATTACTTTAATGCAGGGCAAGAACATTGCTATGAGCTTTCTATTTACAGGTAAGGTTACTGAATGGGGTACAACGGATAAATGGGTTGGTTTCGAAGTGAAAATTACTTTTATAGACAATACATTTGCTTATCCTAGCTGCCGTATAGAAAATCGTCTAACACTAGGTAAACAGTATAAACAGGAAAGATTTACAGCGAGTGCTGTAGTAATGGATAAGCCTATTAAAGAGATTTTAGTTTACGCTTTAGGACGTGATTTCACAGGAGACGTGTTAATTGAAAAGCCTAAATTAGAAGTTGGCACAGTACCGACTGCATGGACACCAGCACCAGAAGATCAAGTAACGAATGAGGAATTCACTAAAAAAACAACCGAGATTGAAAAAAGTGTGAATGGTATTAAAGAAAGTATTAAAACGGTAGAAAAAACACAAGTCGATTTTAGCCAGCGTGTGACTACTGTAGAGAAAACAGCGGACGGTATTAAAGAAAATGTTACTAGTTTACAAGAGATACAAACTAAACAAGGTACGCAGTTACAAGAGGCTAAAGCAGGTTGGGAAACTACTGCAAAAGCTTTGGAAGGAAAAGTTGAAATAAAAGATGTTGAAGATTATGTTGGCGGAATCGGTAATCAAACTGTATTACGGAATGTTCTTTGGAAGAATGATACAAAATATTGGATTCTTCAATCAGGCACAACAAGAGATACAACCGTTTTATATAAGGGTTGTAATACACTTCGTACAATCTCCACGGGAAATACAGCAGACGTATACAGAGGTGCTTCACATGAAGTTATAAATGCCGGACCTGGTTGGAATTACGTTTTTTCTGCATACTTTTATACAGATAATAAGTCTAGCATTGATAATGGTGCGAAAATGGAGCTGAAATGCTTAGATACAAATGGAAATGTGTTAAAGCAATACGGACAAGAGATTACGTTAACACAAGGAATGTGGGTAAGACATCATGTGTTTGGTCTACTTGTAGAAGGAACGAAAAAAGTACAAGTACAATACTGGCTGCGTAGAAATGGAAAACTATGGGTAGCGCAACCTATGTTACAGATCGGCGATAAACCTTCTTCATTTATGGAGAACCCTGTTGATATTGTAGATAAAGATAAAATCATGGAAGAAATGGCCGATAAGATAGCAACTGAAGATTACACTAAAAAAGTAACTGAATTAGAAAGAAGTATTAGTGCTACTGAAAAAGGCGTTTCAATCATCTCTGGAAAACAAGAAACGTTTATAAATGAGACTTATAATGTCTATGTAAAGAAAACGGAATCTAGGTTAGAAGTGTTAGATGAAGGGATCTTAGCACAAATTTTAAAAGACGGTATCATTACTTCTATCAATATGTCACCTGGTAAGATTACAATCGACGCTGAGAAACTGAATATTAATGCCGATACAATGGTCAAATGGTTAACAGCAAAAGGCATTGACACAAATCTTATTAGAATTGATGGTGATAAGATAACCATTGATAAAGATGGTGTAACTGTTAAAATGCTAGATTTCCTATTCCAAGACGAATGGGGTACAAAAACAACTGCAGTATCAAGACGAAACCTAATAGCTGATCCAGACTTTTCTAGTGTTACAAAGAAAAACATTGGCAATTCAGATTATTATGGGTTTGAAGGTGGATACGGCCTTACTTGGAAGTCATGGGGAAATGTCGTAATAGAAAAGAATACACATATATTCGATTACGAGCAAATGGTGAATGCTGCAAGGGTAGATATGTATAACTATCCAGAAGCAATTGTGAATAACGGTATACATCCTGGTAACGAATATACAGCATCCGCTCATTTTAGAACTGCCATGATAAATGGCGTGCGTAAGACAGGGAAACCGAGAATACACGTATGCTGTGTTAAATTTCGAGACAACGTAAGTTACGAAATATTGAGTGAACAAAAGATGGACTTCCCTGAGCCGTCTACATTCTACGGAGAAATCAGAAGGTATTCTTTTACTTTCAAAGTGCCGACAAACTATATTCCGCAACAACATGCATTGATTATTAAAGTTTGCTCTGGAAATGCTGACATGAGACAAGGGACAGCGATTTGTGTAAGTGGTGTAACGCTATACAGTGGCAAATATGCATCTATGTATAATTGGGATCGTGCTGCAGCAGAAAGAGCAGATGGC